GTACAGAAGCACCGCCTGCTCGACGGACGCGGGCAGCCGCGGCGCGGCCTCGCTCGACTGATCGGAGTCCGAGTCGGGATCGATGAGCAGCTCGCCGAGTGACTCCCGGCCCATGTACCGCGCGGCATAGTCCTCGGCCGCGTCGATGTAGTGCTGGATCAGGTCGTCGTCGAAATCGTGGGTGACGTTGAGATGCGCCCGCGCGCGCTCGAGCGTGACAATGCTCACTGCAGTCTCCCGACGCCGAGTGCGTCCTCGAGGCTCGCGCGCGGGAAGCACGTCAGCGCAGTCGCCCGACTCGCGTTGATGACCTGCGCGCCGCGCAGCGAACCGACCAGCGCGCGAAACTGCTCGGGCCACTTCGCAACGCTACCGGCGTTGCCAAGACCCTTCGGGTGGTCGCCGTGCCAGTGCGCGCGGCCGTCCGTCTTCTGCGCGTCGTATCCGAGCAGCACGATGCGCTCGGCGCCCATCTGCGCCGCGAGCGCGATCGCACCGGCGCCGGAGTTGCGCGGCGTCTGCCGATGGAACCGGATCCGCTTCACGCCCGCCAGTCCCGCGCACGGCGCCCACAGCGCGCCGCGGAACGTCTCGCGCACCTCGGCGATGTGCTCACGCCACCAGGCGCGATCCATCGCGTAGAGCGCATCGGCCCACGGCGCCATGCGGAAAGTGGTGTTCACGACGATGACGGCTCGGCCTGCGGGGTTCTGCGCACGCCAGCGGCGGACCGCCTGCGCGTCGTCTGCGGTGAGGCTGGGGCCGCTGGCGAGGCAGACGACGGAATGCCAACGGCCGGCGGGGGGACCACGGCGGCGGTGCTTCGCGCAGGCGTCGCGACGGTCGGTCGCACAACCTTGGCGAGCCCCTTCGCGATGAGCTGGTCGGCATGCTGCGGTGACACGACGAATTGATCGCCGCGCGCGCGATGGCCGTTGTGATGCATCGATTGGATGGCTTCGACTTTCATGAGTCCGAATCAGGTGAGAGGGATGGAGCGGGGAGAGCGCGTGCCCTCCCCGCGTGACCATCAAGACGACGTGACGAGATCGTCGAAGTCACCCTTCACGAACGCGGCCGGCCGGTAGACCGTGAGCGCGACGCGCTCTTCGCAGCGGAGCGTGACCATGTTCTTGATGAAGTTGTCACGGTCCTCGAGCGAGACCTGCACGTTCGCATCCTCGCGGTCCCAGCCCTGCACGGCGAGCCCGCCGCCGAACGCGCCGACGAGGAAATCGCCGGACGACATCGCCTGCGTCGGAACGACGTTGCGACCCCACAGGCCCGGCAGGTTCTGCGAGCGCGGATTGGCGAACAGGTACGCCTCGTCCTTCGTCTTGGTCAGCTCGATGGCCGTCCAGTCGATCGGGTTCAGCACGATGCCGTCGGCGAAATACTCCGAGAGCTCGACCTGCAGCAGCGCCAGACGCAGACGATCGATGCGCGTCTCAGCCGCGACGGCAACGCCCGGGTTCGAGTACGCGCTCGCCTGCGTATAGATGCCCTCGATGTTCAGGCCGACGCCCGAGCCGTTGAGCAGCTGCGCTTCCTCGACGAGGGCCAGCCCGTGCCGCAGTCGGCCGTCGATGTACGACTGCAGCATCGGCACGTCGGCGAGCACCTGGCGCGACGCGTGCACCCAGTGCGCGATGGTCGCGACCGGAGCCGAGTCGGCCTCGAACGTGATGTTCGATTCGGGCTTGCCGTCGCTCGGGTTCTCCGAGACCGGCGCGGCGTTGTTCGTGAACACCAACTCGCGAACGAACTCGATCGAGTTGGAACCGGTGCGGCCCCAGTTGATCAGGTCGCGGATCGTCAGACGACGCAGACCGGGCGTCACGATGCCCGGCACGCGGTCGGGGACGATCAGGTCGCCAGCCGAGCCCGAACCCGATCCGATCGCGGCCTGCACGCCCATGCGGAACGTGCCGCGCGGGTTCTGCGCGAACGCCTGGTAGTCCTCGGACGCCGAGACCTGCTCGCCCATGCTGAGCGGACGCGCCGGAGCACCGCCGCCGGATTCGAGCTTGGCGACGAGTTGCTCGGCGGTCGCGAGGCGGGCCTGCAGCTCGCCCTGCTGCGTGAGCAGCTTGTCGACGTTGGCGCGAGTCTCTTCGGAGAGCTTCGCGTGTGCCTTGATTTCCTTCTCGGCGACTTCGGCCTGCGCCTTGATCTGATCGCTGATCTTGTCCAGCGCGGCTTTGATTTGTTCGGGGTTCATCTGTTCACTCCTGCATTGCGATGAGGGGGTGCCGAAGGATTTCGGCGTAGCACTGCTCCTGGATTGCAGCGGGGTCGCCCTCGCCGCGCTCGGTGGGATCACCCGCACCGCTGCCGGCTGGATCGCCCAGACCGGACTTCAATTCGGAGATGAGGCGCATCGCCTCGGACTTCGGCATGCCGCTGGCACGCAGCGACGCTTCGACGCGGCGCGCGGCGGCGACGCTCGCTTTCGCGTCTGCCTGCTTGACCTGATCGGACGGCAGCAGCTCGTCGGCGAAACCCTGCTCGATCGCCGCGCTGCCGCCGATCCACGACTCGGCGTCGAGCAGCTTCTGGATCGCCTCGGTGTCCTGTCCGGTGCGCGCGACGTAGATGTCGGCCATCGCCGCGTCGAACGGCTCGAGCCAGTCGGCGAACTCGCGCAGGTCGTGGCGGTTGCCGAGCGCGATGATCCACGCGTTGTGCACCATGAAGAACCCGGCGCGCGCGATCTGGATCGTGTCGCCTGCCATCGCGATGATCGAGGAGGCCGACGCAGCCAGGCCGAGCACCTTCACCGTCACTTCACCGTCGTGCTCGCGCAGCAGGTTGTAGATCGCCAGGCCCTCGAACATGTCACCGCCGGGGCTGTTCACGTTCACCGTGACCGGGCCTTTGCCGAGCGCGCGCAGCGCACCCGCGATCCGCTTCGCGGTCACGCCGTCGCCAGTCCAGTAGTCGTAGCCGATGACGTCGTAGACGCTGATGGAACGATCGGCGTCGTCGTCGGCCGCGCGCACGCCAGCATCCCAACGCGCGAAGGCGCGCGCGCTGATCTCCCAGCGCACGGCACTACGCGGGCGCCCTTCCGGTGCGCCCGGCAGGTTTCGGATCGTCATGGGTTACCCCTTCGTGGATTCAGGCTCGGCGAGCCAGTTGCGCAACGCCGCGCGTGCCGCGGCTGCATCGGTCGCTTGCCCGAGCGAGTCGAGCGGCGCCATCGCGGTCTGCACGGTGAGCACCGCGGCATTGCCGCCCATCGGCTCGCGGTCCTCGAGCTCGCGCACCTCGTCGCGAGTCAGGATGCCGTTGTTCACCATCCCGCTGTAGAACTGCGCGCGCGCCGCGCTGTCCGCGCGCAGCAGCCCCTCGACGGAGAACTTCGCGTAGTAGCGCGCGCGATCCGCAGGCGTGAGCAGATCCTTGTTGATCGCCTGTTCGATGCGCCGCAGCCAGGGCGCAAGGGTGAAGGTCAGGAAGCCGATCATCTGTTGCTCGATGCCGGTCCCCCAGCTCGTCGACTTCTCGCTGTGCCCGACCATGAACGGGGGCACGCGGAACCATCGGCAGATCTCTTCGACCGAGAACCCGCGCGACTCGAGCATCTGCGCGTCGTCCGGGTTGATGCCGATCGTGCCGACATCCATCTCGGCTTCGAGGATCGCGGGTTTCCCTGAATTCACAGCGCCCGAGATCTTCTCGATCGCCTCGCGCGCCTCGACGCGTTGATCGGCTCGGAGCACCTTCGGGAACTTCCAGTACGTCGTCGGCTGCAAGCCCCTCTCGAACGTGGTCGACGCGGCAGTGTCCGCGGCGAGCGCCGATCCGAACACGCGCGCGCCGTAGGCGAGAACGGACACGCCCTCGATGCCATCGAGCGTGAAGCCCGGCACGTTCCAGATGCGATCGCGCGGGATGATGCGTTGCTTGCCGTCGCGCTCGGTGTAGCGGTATTCCTTCTTTCCATCGGCGCCGCGGCCGATCCACAGCCGGCGCGGATCGAGGAATTGCAGCCCGACCACGCGCGGGCCGACCATCAGTTTCTCGCAACGCGCATTGCCCCGCAGGAGCATCGCCGCGATCATCGCCTCCCAGTGCACGGCCGCCGTCGTGTCGGCGTTCGGCTGATCGTGGATCACGAAGTGCAGCGGGTGCTGCGTGGCGATGCGCTTGCCACCGCTCGCGCGCTCGTACATCGACAGCGGAAGCGTCGAGATCGTCTCCGATATCAGCCGCGCGCACGCCCACACCGCCGAGATCGTGAGCATCGTCTGCGCGTTGACCTGCACGCCACCGACGGACGCGCCGGACAGCGCCGCCCAGGCGTCCGCGTCGGTCAGGCCGAAGGGCTTTCCGATCCACGACAGCAGCGCCGAGCGGATTCGGCCGGGCCTCGATGCGCGCGTCCTCATCAACCGACCACCGGATCGGCGAAGAACGCGCCGATGTCGAACGCTGCCGGCGGGTTCAGGCTCATCAGCGCGACGGCATTGAAGAGCGCCATCAGCGGATCGATCTTCGCCGAGCCCGACGCTTGTTTCGTGATGATCACGGCATTACCCCTCGGCTCGACCTTTGCGTTACCGGCGCACCACGCCATCAGGCGCGTGCCGCCATGCCACAGCGCACCCTCGGCGAGCTTTCGCTCGGCCGTCTTGATCGCGCCCGTGAGCTTCCAGCCCTGCGACACGCCGACGATCATTTCGGCGGGCACGCCCGCGGCGACGATCGCCTCGACGATCGAACCGATCCCGTGCGGGTCACAGCCGATCCCATCCTTCTCCGGCAGCAGGCCCGATTCGTAGACACGCGCCGCGATCTCCGCGACCTGCTCGACGTCCTGGCCGATGCGCCCGACCAGCGTCAGATCGCCGTCGCGCTCGAAGTCGGCAAAGCGCGAGGCCTCCGACTTGCGACGCTCGAGCACGCTCGGGTGCGCCCACGCGTGCGACCAGGACAGCCATGCGTGCGTCTGCCGATCGCGGCCGACTACCGTCAGGCCGAGCAGGTCGTCGAGGCCGCCGCCGTCGATCCCGATCGTCACGACCTCGGATCGCTCGAGCACCGCGTCGAGCGACAGACCGGCCGTCGACTGCTGCTCCCAGAACTCCGCGCCCGCCCATCCCTGCGCGAGCAGCGCCAGGCCGATCTGCACGTTCAGGTGCTGCGACGCCCACACGCGGAGCTCGGCCTCGCTCGTCGCCTTCGCGTCTGCGTGGTCCGCGATCAGGCGCTCGAGCGTGATCGACTTGCCGAGGTTCGGCGTCACCAGCGGCCAGAGCTTCGGATCCTCCCAGCGCCGATCCGTCGACTCCTGAACCTCCTTCGGGAACTCGAAGAGCACCGGCAGCATCGCGCCTTCGCGCTTGCCGTCGCGAATCGCGCGCGCCTTCTCGAGCTCCTCCGCGAACACGCCGACCGGTGCCTCATCCGACTGCGTCGTGATGAACGCGAGGAACGACTCCGGGAACGGCAGCATGCCGCCGCGGATCTGCCGCAGCGCCTTCGGTGCCTTCGTCATCTTCGCGCAGACGTGCAGCTCGTCGATGAGCGCGCCGCCGCTGATCTTCTGACCCGTGAGCACTGACGGATCGAACGTCATGATCTCGAGCTCGGCCTTCGTCTCGCGGTGCAGGATCGTCTTCAAGTGGTGCCGCACGTGGAACTTCTTCGACAGCACCGGGTCGAGCTCGATCGCGCCGGCCGCGGCATCGAACGCGAGTTGCGCCACGTCCTGCACCGGCGCCGTCATCACGAAACTCGCGCGCGGCCGTTCGTTCATCAGCAGCGCCGTGACCATCAGCAGCGCGCCGTCGGTCGTCTTGCTGTTCTTCTTCGGCACCAGCGCGAAGAGCTCGCGGATCATCCGCTCGCGCGTGCCCTGGTCGATGCAGCCGAACATCGCGCGGACGATGTCGCGGAACCAGTCGCCGCCGGCTTCCTCCATCGTCGGCGTGCCCGGGACGTCGGCCAAGCGCAGCTTGTTGAAGATTCGCACCGCCCGGTCGCCGTCCGGCGTCAGCGGCAGATCGGGAACGAGCGACCGACCCGACTGCAGGCGTTGCCACCAGTCGGTGCAGGACAGATCCCAGGCCATCAGCCCGTCTTGCGCAGCGGCGACACGCCCGGGGGCAGCAGGTCGGCCCAATCGGTTCCCGCCGCGGCCGTGCGCGCGTCGACGTTCGCCTGCTCCTTCTTGCCGAGCGGCTTCTCGGGTTCGACCGGCGGCGCCGCGAGAGCAGGCGCCATCGCGAGAAGCGCCTTCTGCGCCGCGACGTTGCCCTTGAGCGCAGTGCGCACCATCGCGTCGAGCACCTCGGCGCGTCGGTTCATGGCGCCGGACGACAGCTCGTGCTCGTAGTGCTTCACGAGGGTATGGCGATGGATCCCGAGCGCGATCGCGATTTCCTCGTGCGCCATTCCTCCGGCCGCCGCGTTCGTCACCTTCCGGCGCGTCGCCGCGGTCGGCTGATGGGCGGGGCGCCCGATTGTTGCGTTTTTGGCCATAAAGCGGTGCTCGATCCGAAATCTCGGGCGAGAAAAAACCTCTCTGTGCAGGGGGCGCGGGGTCAGGGCTCCAAAGCCTTCAGACTTCCGACCTACCCCCCGTGTCTCGTTTTCGACAACAATCGAAGGGATCGGCGTCAAGAATCGTCAGGCCAGACGCGCAGACGGATGGCGCCAGTCGTCTCGCTCGGCCGCCGCGTACCACGCACGCACCGCGCCATGCCGGCGCTCGGCAACGCGACTCAGGCACGCATCCATGCCCGGGTCGAGCAGGACGTGCGACGCATCGAGCTTGCCGATCCACCAGCCGACTTCCTTGCTGCTCGGTGCCATGACGATGAAGAACGCTCGCGCGGCTTCCTGCGCAGCGAGATCAGCGAGCAGTCGATTGCGGTAGCGGATAGCGGCCGGCAGGTGTGCGCGGTCCGCCTCGTGGCCGTGAACGCCGCACACCGCGCGATAGCACTCGTCGAGATCGATGATCTCGTCCTCGGCTCGCGCGTGCTCGCGGCAGTACGTCGTCTTGCCTGCGCCCGGCGGGCCAGTGACCACGACGACCGGGCATGCCGGCGTCGGCAGCCATTCCGGGTGCGTCATCGCGCGCCCGGTGCCACTGTCCTCGGTCGCGGTCTTGCGGTTGTGGCAGCGTTCACAAAGGGGCTGCCAGTTGCCCGCATCCCAGAAGAGCGCCTGGTCGCCCTGGTGCGGAATGATGTGATCGACCACGGTCGCAACGACGGTGCGCCCACGTGCCGAGCACGATCGGCAGAGCACGTTCTCAGGCTGCGCGAGGAACGACCGGCGCGCCTGCTGCCACGCCCATCCGTACCCGCGTTCGGACGTCGTCTTGCCGACGCGCCAACTATCCGGGTTCGTGGTGCCGCTGACGCTGCGCAGCCCCGTCGCCATCGTCCGCAGCGTCGGCTTGATCGTGCGCAGTCGCATGGAATGAAAAGAGGCCCGCGCGAGGCGGGCCGAACGCACCTTCTCAGGTGCGAGGAGGAGACAACCGGAAACGAGAAAGCCCGGCGGATCTCGCGACCGGCCGGGCTTCTGAGGCACCTATCCACAGTGCCGAATACGGGCGCTATTCCAGCACAGAATGCTGAGAGTTGTCCACAGGCTGAACGGAAAGGCACAGATCGGCCTCGTCGAGTGCGCTGCGCTCGAGCAGGTCGAGCCACTTGCGGATGAGCTTTGCCTGCTTGCCGGCCGTGTCGCGATGCACGCCGCACTTCTCGGCGAGAAGAGCAACGTTCACGCGCGCGACACCCGCCCATCGCTGGATGACGCCTTCTCGGAGTTGCCGATTGGAGACGTGCCCGGCGACGGCGACGATCGAATCGGCGACGAGCGTAGC